CCTTATCGTCGGCAGCGTCAGATGTGTATAAGAGACAGGTCGCAGCCTGCGTAGGCGGTAGGGTCAAGACCTGTGCCGGTCGCTGTGGCGCGCACCTCAAAATGGCAATGAATATACGGCGGGTTTGCGTCTGCCGCATTCCCGCTGTTTCCTATCACGGCCAGCGCGTCGCCGCTGCTTACTTTCTGCCCCTGCTTCACAAGCAGGGATGCACAATGACAGAAGTACAGGTAGTTCACTGCGTCAGGCGTCTGGTTCTTGTCCAGCTTCACGCAGACATACCAGCCCCACTCCCACGTCCTGTTACTCTTGTTCAGCACAATGCGTGCATTCACAACAGTGCCCGTGATCTTTTTACCCATGTAAAACGGCATATAGATGGTCGCGTCGTCCAGTCCCACAATGTCAATGCCGCCATGCCATGTTTTCCCGCCGCCGCGGGTCCAGCCAAAACGGCCATAATTATACCGCACCTCAACGCGGCCCTTAAAGATTCCGGTTTGTTTCAATTTTTCGTCCTTTCTCCCCGCATGGGCGGGGCAGTCAGTCTGTTGTTATGTAGATAGCCTGGAAGTACCCCTCTTGGTCAAATCCACTTGGCGTATAAATGTGCCCATCCTCATATAACCATGCGATACCAAGGACTTTGCCATTGGAATCAAAGCACGGCACGGCGATATACGTGCTATTGTGTCTTGGAAGGCCCGTAACAATAGTTTCTTCTGGGCGAGACGTAGTGCATTTGATACGAAAATAAAACTGTGCCACCTTGCCCGTGATAGTCGCGTGCAAATCAGCTAAAATGTCGCCAGAGTTGGCAACTTTAACATTAGGGTTCCAGTTTATTGTAGATACGATACTTGCCACCACTGCCGGGCTGGCCGCCCAGCCACCCGCAGCAGTCTTGCTGGCGTCTGCCGTATCACTCACGCGCACGTCGCCGGGAATATCTGCATTACCGGGCAGCTGGTAATAGGGGTTGTGGGTTGCGCTCATACCGCCACCCCCTTCGGGGTCAGCCGGTGCGCTGCCACATATAACAGGCCGTGTACTTGTTGGCGATGGGCATAGGCTTGTTGCCGCCAGTTGGATATGTTTGTATCACCTCGGAACTTCCGTTGCTCCACACTGTTGTGCGGAACGGCAAACCTGCGTTTGCTCCTGGTGTAGCATCCGGGTCGGTTACACATACGCCAATTCCGCCATTGCCGGCCTGTTGCGCTTGTGGGTGGGTGTGTTCCGGCATCTGATCCACCGTCTGCACAACTTCCCACGCGCCGCCGGTACTGCCCACGGGGTGTGTGCTGTCTGCTGCTCTCAGCATACAGTCGGTGATTTGCTCCCATGTCGTCCCAGGCCAACGCTGTTCCGGTTGGATTTTGCTCATCGTTGTAAGAATATCGCCTACCCAGTATGGGCAGATGTTCAGCGGGTTCTGTGCTGCATTCATGCGCAGCACCTGTGCAAACTGCACAAGGCTGTCTTAGGCAGCCCCCCCCCCGGATGAATAACGTAGTTTCGTCATTTTGCTGGTCTCCTTTCATCGAATATAATATCTGTACCACACCGTAATTTGCTGGTTTTCGCCGATATTGGTTGTGTTCCAATTCCAAAAATGAAACGCCCATTTATAATCGGCGGTAATAAATGGAGTAACGCAAACTCCGATTGACCACGCTTGTAATATAACGTATTTATTCGTTAAGAAACTCGTGTAAGTATTTCCGTTTATGTCGGTACGATTAGTATAATTATCTTCTTGAATTAAGGCATTTTTATTATTCAGCGCATCTCCAACCGCCTTAGCATCAGCAGCAACGCCCTCTTGCGTCAGCGTTTTGTCGGGGGGGGGTGACAGCATACGGATTATTTGTTGCGTTCATGTGGTTCTCCTTTCACGCGATGCGGCGGTAACGGTACGTGGCGATATAGGGCTGCATATTGTTGTGGGGCTGTGAATTTCCGGAAGATTCGCAATCGATAAGAGTGTTCTTATCGGTATAAACCATGTCATACCAACCTGTCGACGTTTCAATACTTGTGTGTGCCACACCACTATCTCCGGAATTTTTGTTCACTCTAATACCAAGTCTGTGTGAGTGACGCGGTCCTTCATTTGTGGTCAGTGCATGTTCCTTCTCGCCGCCGGTACTGCCCGCCGTGTAGTCTCCGCCAGCACCCACCGTCACCCTGTCTGTTCCGTACCGTTCCCATGTTCCATATCCGTACACCGCAGCCACTTTTTCGGGCGTACTCAAATCCGGTGCGCCGGTAAGCCCGGTTCCGTCCCACTCGATAACGCCGCCAACCGGCACATAGGGATAGCTATAAGGATTATCAACCATCAGCTGCTCACCTCCAAAATAAACACCGCCGCGCTGGTCGGCGCACTGTTCGCATAAAACTTAACAACTCCAGCCCCGGGTTCCAGCGCCGCCACCAAACGCACTGCATCCGTCACTCTCGTGCGGTCACTCACAAAAATCCGGCTGTCTGCCGTCACGTTGCTAACATTCACAGTAGCGCACTGCGTATAGCTCGTTCTGGTTCCGTCATCCCACGTCACGCTATAATCGCCGCTCGTCCAGGCCGATGCCGCCACCGTTACGGTTTTAAACTTCGATTTCATAGCGGCCAGCATGGCGTCGATTTGGGCCTTATCGTAGTAATTCGCAAGTTTGCTACTCTCATAAGTATCGTGCCATTTACCGGTATCACTGTCCCAAACCCAAATCGTATCGGTATCGCCCACGATTGCCCAGTTGCCGTCGTAGCCGGTATCGTGGGCCGCGTACAGTGCCTCGTAATTGGGGTACCACCCAACCGCGCCCTGGCTGACCTGCTGGGCCAGGGCCGCGTAGTATTTAGCGTTGTCCATGCCCTCGCCGGGGCGCGTGCCGGTATCTCCCACTGCCCAGCTGCGTGCCTCCTTGGCACTGGCCGCAGCGGCCGTGGCGTTGGCAGGCGCGGCTTTGATGGCCTCCATGTTCGCATTCGCGCTCTGGATGGCATCCTTATTTTCCTGCACGATTCTGGCACTATCTGCCGCAGCATTCGCGCTGGCAGCGGCCTGGCTCGCAAGGTCTGCCAGCGTTTGGGCTTCGCTGGTATCCTCCAAGTCGCCCTCTTGTACAGGATTGCGCTGGATGACAAGCTGCAGGGGAGAGGTCCCCGCCACACCGCCGTCAGCCAGGACTTCCAGGATTGGGTAGAACACGCCGTCCTGGGTGGTCATTTGCGGTGTGACAGCCACATATACCAGGTTGCGCCCCTCATTACACCCCAGCACCGGGTTGTAAATGTACAGGTTATTACGCTTGCCCATGCGCACGTTTGCTTCAGCATCCTCGGGCAGCTTATAAGCTGTGCCGCCTTTATACAGTGCCACAGCCAAAATCGGTATCGTTTTATCAAACTGCACTAAATTTATCGGCACCGGTGCACGGCGCAGGTCAAAGTCTGCCGTACAGTTTTTGACTTGCGCTGCCGACGGCGGCGAATAGATCGTTACCTTGCTCATGAATCACCCTCCCAGGCTCTGGCTCTGCACTGTACCCCCGATGGGGTATTCCACAATGATCGTGCCGGATTCTCTGGCGATATGGACCCGCTGACCGGCCGTAAACTGAACTGCTGCATTAAAAGGGTAGTGTTTATCTGACGCAGCAGTGTCACCGGGCAGGATCAGCGCAATGCCGTCACTGTAAACCGCGCTCACCGTGGCAATATTGCCGCTTTTCGGGGTCACTTCCAGTGATTTGCGCTGCTGATAATTTTCAATCAATGTTGTAATACACCTTCTTTGCTGTGTGGGTCATCTGCCCGCCGGGGACGCAGTCCAGCGTCCATTCCTGTTCTTCCAGAAGCCCTATTCCATCCCGCATCATCAGGATGCTGTCATTCAGCCCGTGGGGCCGCTCTACGTCGCCGCAGGTGGTGAACGTATAGCTCGCCGCACCCATCATGCTCAGCAGCATTCTGTTTTTCACGTGAGTCTCCAAAGCAGTCTGGGAAGCAATACCTTCCACGGTCTCCACGCTCACAATGCGCCGCCCGCGCCTCATAATGCTCAGCGGACTGGTGGGGTTGACGTTCTCGGCCACGGCCCGCAGTTCGGCGTCAAGGTCTGCACTGGACACGATATCCACAAACACATTGGCGGCATCAAAGGTATCCGCCTGCACGCTCATGGGGATACGCAGAAGGGTCGTCTCAGCTGGGCCATAGCGGTGCGTCCGGGTATTGATGGACGCCGGTGCCCACGGTTCGGCAACCGCCACGCCGCTGCCGTCAAAATAGATATCCCGGTAATTGATCTCTGCCAGCAGGGCAGACACCACCGCATAGCGGGTCGTGCCGGTCTCCCATGCGTGATCCGTCATAAGCACCTCATTGGTATCGATGATACTGACAACGTTGATGCCGGCCGCCAGCAGCTGTTCCCGGATGGCCGTGGTGTACCGGGTCCCGGCCCGAATCGTCAGGCTGCGTTCCAGTACGCTCAGGTTGCGCAGCGAGTAGCCCTGGTCGTACCCGGTCAGCTCCTGCGTCTCGCTGCCGTTTTCATCCAGACTGCGGGGGCAGGTGGTAATGTTGAACAGCCCCAGCGGGACACGCTCAGCATTATCGACCCGGACGACGCTGAGCATATCGGTCAGCCAGTTCACATCGGCATCAGGCTCTATTGTCAGGGTGATGGTGCTTTTCACCTCGGCGTTGCCGGTAAATCGAATCTGCGGCGTGGTGTCCGCAGGGACTTTCAGCACTTTATAGGGCGCACCGCTGCGCATCGCGATAAACTCATACCGGGTCATACTTCACCACCTCCTGCTGCGTCTCCGTGATGCTGAAGCTCAGCGCCGTGCAGCCGTGCTCACGGCTCTCCTGCAGGTCCTTGAACACACCTATGGCAAGGTGCCCGTCGCGGTCCTTATAGATTACTTCCTGACCGGCCAGGCTGCGCAGCACCAGCACCTCTTCCTCGCGCTTGCAGGCGTGGGAAATTGTGTGCGTCACCACACGGTTCCCCGCATCGTGCCAGACGGGGCGTTCCTTTCCCCAATACTGCTGATAACTGCCGCCCAGGCTGACGGCCTTGCTGTAATTCTGGTAACTGGTGGCGTATTTCATCGCCAGCCAGTCCGTGCCGTCCCGCAGCCCAATGGCCGCGTAGGGGACACTGGGCGCAGCCAGCACCGGGGTGCTGTCTGTGTAGTAGCCATCTTCGTCGAACACTCGCACAATGTACTGATGTGCCGCTGCACTGGTGCGGTCTGTATAAGTACCGCCTTCTGCTTTGGCAATCAGCTCACCATCCCGCAGGATATAGCCATTGTCGGCGTCCCAGCGCAGCAGGACCTCCCCCCAGCGCCCCTCGGCATAGACAGCCAATGCCGCGCCGGGCTGATTCTGGACATTGATCTCACAGCTGCTCCAGGGCGATACATCCCCATAGGTGTTGTAGATACGCACCTGCAAGGTATGCTTTCCGTCCGTCAGTACGGCGTCAGACTGCCATTCCTTCCCGGTGCCGTATCGTACACCCAGACTGATGCCGTCCACTGAGACTTCATAACCGTCCTGCTCTTTGGCCTGCCACCGCATTTTTGCCAGCGGCTTACTGTCATAGTAGGAGATGACCGGGGCCACCGGGGCGCGGCGGATTGCAAAGATGGCCGCGCCGGAATAATCGCCAAACTCGTTGTCGGTGTTTTTCGTGCGGATGCGCCAGTAGATCACGCCGCTGGGGAAGGTGCCCGCACTGGCCTCATAGCGGTTTGCCGCGTTATCTGCTTTTGCCAGCACCAGGTAGGACGCGCCGCTGTCGATGGAGTAGCTCAACTCCCAGCCGCACTGTGCCGTGCCGGTAATGTTCGCGTGCGCCCAGATAAAGGCGATACCCTGGACGGCATCATCCAGGTATTCACCCGCCGGGCTGATTGCCACAGGGGTGCTGCGTGCGTCCTTTGTAGATACGGTGATCTTGGCGCTGGTCGCCTTGGTTCCTGTGTTGGCAACGGCCACCACATACCAATCCAGCGTCACGCATCCAGCCGTGAAGGTGTTCGCCGCCACATCACAATACTGCTGTGCGCCGCTTACACTCTGCTGATGCCAGTCGCTTTCGTTGTTCGCCTTGAAGTACAGGACGGCGCTGCGCTGCGTCACCGTGCCGGGGCTGTCCGTACTGTCCACACTGAACACCCAGCTGAAACGGTTTGTCACCGCACGCGGGGCGTGGGCATCCGCAGCCGGGGTCGTTCCTTTTACGGAGATAGGAACCTCAACGTTTGTACACTGCACCCAGCTTGAAGTGTGTGTGGTTCCCACGCTGCTCTTGGCGACAACGCGCCACTGGTAGCTGCCGATGGGAAGATTAGCACAGTTGACTGTCACGTGCGTCGTGCCGTTGCTGACGCTGGCGAACTGTGCCGGGTTTGCCATGTTGTCAGTCCGGTACTGCAAAACAGCGGACCCTTGCTGCAGCGTACCGCTGATGGCACCTGTTGAAACCGATCCGGTAAAAGCCCAGCTAAAAACAGAATCAAAGCCGTAGTAGGTTTTACTGGTGGGCCGCAGGTCATCCACCTTGGCGGTCGGGTCTGCCAGCGACAGGGAATAGGTGGCGCTTTCTGTGACCGTGCCGGATCCGTATGCCCCGACTTTGACCTTCCAGCGTATCGCCGTTCCACTCGACCATGCGGTCGTGTCCAGGTCGTAGGAGGTCGCACCATTGGCAAGCGTGACCGTTTTTTCGTTCTGGCCATTCTGGTCAGAAATCACGATCTGGCAGGTGGAGTTTGTGCGTTCAAAGTCATCCTCGGCGTCGGTCGTCCATTGCAGCCGGTATTTTGTATACCGCGCCACAGAACCGCTGGTATAGCTCTGACCCGTAGGCGTAATGACGCCCTGGTAGCTGACACAGTCGATTCTTGCGTCCCCACGGCTGGCACCGATATTGCTGTATCCCTTTTCTGCATTAACATAGACGCCGTATGCAAGGACGTTCTTTTTTCGTGTCTGGCTGAACGAATCAAATGCAAACCAGCAATCGCCGTAGGAAAAATTGCTTTGCTCGCACACACTGCTTGTGTCGGAATAATAGCTCGAGCCTTCACTGTTACCCAGCGCATAGCCTGCCAGCTTGACTTCATGGCTGCCATTGCCATAGGCCGGAACGCGCACCTGCATGGAGCCAATGTAACGGTTCGTGTTTCCCATCCCGGTGCTGAATAGCCAGGAACAGCGGAATGCCTGGTAGCTGGCATTGGGGTTTGTAGAATTGGTCGCATACTTTCTGGTAGTCCAGCTGTGTTTCTTCACGTCGTCACCCCCTGGCGCATACTCACGGCTTCATTCCTGGCGATATTCACAATGTCGTTAAATTCCTTAACGTTCTTGGCATCAATGGTGATCTGCCCGATGCTGATGCTGTCGCCGCCCAGCAGGCTGCGTGTCTGGCCGTTCGTGTAGATGCGCTCCCCGCCGCGCAGGTTCACAAGCTCCGGGCCGTTTTCGCCCACCAGTGCCATACCGCCGCGTGCATTCCGTGTGCCAGTCGCATAGCGGGGGACAGAGCTGTTGGCAGAGCGCATCGTGCCGGTCGTGGCCGATGTGATACTTCCCATAGCACTGGTAAGCTCTCCGCCCTTGCCGATGAGCACCGCAATGACAGCCACCAGCGCCGTGACGGCCGCTACGATAGCCAGGATTTTAATGTACAGCGGGTCCATAAGGCTTGTAGCGCTGCTGATCAGCCCCGATACCGCGCTGACAGGCCCAGAGAGTTCCTTTACGGCCTTGACCACCAGCAAGATCACTGTGGCAATGCTGGTAATGGCAATTACCGCCGTCAGCACCGGCGTTGGAATCGCTGTGATAACATCCACAAACGCTGTAATGATGGGCAGCAGCGCCTCGGCAAAACTGCGCTTCACGGCGTCGCCCTGCTTGTCCAACTTCTGCATCGCATCATCCAGTTCACCAAAACTCTGCAGCGTTTCATTGTCAACGACATAGCCGACCTCATGGGCCTGCTCCGCAAGCTCTTTCAGTCTGCCGCTGCCGGCCTCGATCAGCGGGTTCAGGTCTGTGGCAGACTTGCCGAAGATGTCCATCGCCAGCGCATCCCGCTCAGTCTCGTTTTTCATCTTGCCCAGAGCGTCAATGGTCTGCAAAAACACATCATAGTTGTTCTTCAGATGCCCCTGGCTGTCTGCCACTTTGACTTTCAGGGTCTTGAACGCCTCTGCTGCGGAGCCTGTCCCGGTTGCCGCCGTCTGCATATTGTTTGTCAGTTTGACCAGGCTGCCCTGAAGGGTATCGGTGCTGACGTCCACCAGCTCACTGGCATACTCAAACTCCTGCAGCTGGTCGGTGGTCAGGCCGGTCTGGGTGGACAGGGTCAGCAGGTCATCTGCTGTCTTGCTCATGTCCATCGTGGAGCTTGCCAGCGCACCCACCAGGCCGCCGACCACAGTCACTGCAGCTGCACCGCTGGCCGAGAAGCCGTCCAGCTTATCGACCGCGGCCTGCAAGCCGGGCGGCAGACTGATTCCCAGCGCATTGGCCAGGCCGTTGACCACATCCGCCAGGCTGGCGGTGGTCTTTCGGGCCGTTTCCTGCTCGCTGCTCAGGTCCCGCAGCAGGCTTTCCTGCTTGGCAACTTCTGTCTGGGCGCTGATCAGGCTTGCCCGCCACTGCATGGTCGTTTTGCTGGCCTCACCCTCACGCCGGGCGCTGTTTTCGTAAGCCTGCTGCAGCACCTGCACTTTATCCCGGTAGCTCTGCAAGGTCTGCTGTGCCGCCTCGTACCGCTGCTGCAGGGCAGCCTGCCGGTCGTCCATTTCGCGGGTCTGCTCGGCCACAAGCTGCATCTGCTGCTTGTTGACCCGCAGACCTGCATTGACTTCGCTCAGTGCCGCCTTGAATTGCTGGTCATTTTCCACGACCAGGCTGACACCTGCTTTAGGCATCGCCATCGGCAAGCCCCCCTTCCTGTGGCAGTTCAATACCATTCATGGCGCAGTATTCTGTAAACTGTGCAAGCAGTTCATCCAGGCTCAAAAACCGCGTTTCCCGCCGGGTATAGCCCAGCAGCCCCACCGCGATGTATTGCAGCCTGGGGAAATTTATGATTCGGTCGCCGTCAAAGTGCCGTTCTGGGGTGTCGTCAACCCAGATTCGCTCAGCATCGTCTTCATCGCCTGCAGCGCCTGACGGCCTGATGCTTTTTTTCCGTAGAACTCCATAAAGGCATCTTCCACGCTGGCAACCAGCCCGCCCTGCAAATCGGCAAAGGAAATCAGCTTTTTGACCACGGCCAGACTGGGTGCTTCATTGTCCCGGTGGTGTTCCTCGTTATCCAGCTCCACGCCCTCGCGCACCAGCAGCCAGATGATGTAGGCGGCTTCCTCGGGGTCGTTCAGCTTCTCGGCTACGACCGTCAGGTCACCAAAGTGATCCTGAAGTTCCTTCACGTTCTGCAAATCGAACAGGGCAGGATATCTGCGCCCGCGCAATACAATTTCTGCCATGGTATCACTCCTTGATGTTCAGGAAGGCTTTCAGCGCGGCCAGCGCCTTGGCGTAGTCATCAAATTCCTGCTTTTTCTCAAAGTTGCCGTCGCAGTTGCACTCGGCAGCGCCGTTGAGTTTTGTGGTACCGTAGGACACACTCTTGGTGGCCGTGTTCAGGGTATCGCTCACCGGGTCAAAGCTGGCGCGGTAATACCCGATCAGGCGGTAGACCAGCTTTCGTTCCGGGGTTTTCAGCTTGCCGAGGGAGGCAACGCGCACAATGGCGGGCGTGTCGGTCTCCTTGCGTTCCAGGGTCTTGGTGCTGGCGTCGTAGTTGTGGCCGCCAAGCTCGGCCTCATCTTCCAGACTCAGGAAGCTGCGGTCAATGGTCAGCTTGGCCGACGGCGAGCCGCTGTCACGCTGCTCACGGCGGTCACCGGCCCACAACTCGCTGCTGTCGCTGTCGTTTTCGCCCGCATAGCTGATGACTGCGCGGGTGATTTTGCCTGCACCCAGGCTTTCCGTCTCGGTGCCGTCATCGTTGGTAGTCACAGTAATGGGGCAGTAGCCGTAATAAGGCAGTCCGATATATGCCATGGTTTATTCCTCGCTTTCGTTCCAATCGCAGCCGTCGTCGGTCTCCGCCTCAACGTATGCGATATGATGTTTTGTCTCGTTATCATAGCCGTACTCAGTAGAGCCAATGATAAAACCGGCTTTTCTCAGGGCGTTGCGCATACACCGCGCACGCACCTGGGGCAGTTCCCTGGCATACCAGGCAGCACGCAGCTTTAGATGCTGCTGTTCGTCCCGGTCACCGGCGTAGATTTCCGGCGTATCATCCAGCACACTCAGCACCACATAGCTGTCCGGCAGTGGGTCGTCTTCGTTTTTCACAAAGGACACGCTGCTGCACACGGTCTCCAATGCGGCCAGGGCCGCGTCGATTCCGGTCATAGTTTTCCCTTTCTGCGCAGCACATCCTGCATGGCCGCACTGACGGCATTTTCACAGCTGCTGGCAGCCTGGTCCAAAAATGGCTGCGCAGCCTGCTTGGCAGAGCCGTATTCCAGTGATACCGCCTTCTGCATCTGGGCGGTTTTGTCCTTATATTTCGGGCTTGAACCGTGGCCTGTATCGTACCCGCTGAAGCTCACCTCCAGGCCGTAGCCGCCCTTCTTGCGCTTTTTGGGTTTGCCAGCACGCACGCTGTCTGCCAGGTGTTTGTCTGCGCGGCTGCTGCGGTGCTGCCGGACACGTTGTTTCAGTGCGTCCGTTGCGATCGGGGCCGCGGCGGTCAGCATTTCCGGAGCGATCGCGTCCAGGTCTGCCATCCCCGCCAGCTGTTCTGTAAGTTCATCACTCCACACCAGATTCATCCTCACGGCAGGCCTCCTTTTGTCTGGGGCAGGTCACTGACGGTCAGCTCGACCGTGCTTCCGGTCTCATAGGCACGCTGCACACTGTACAGGCTGCCCTTCCACAACAGCACACGCTCTCCGTTGTACTCGTCAGCGTGCAGCACAAAAACGGCGCTCAGCGTGGTGCCTGCCGCTTCTGCCGCAAAAAATTCCCGCCACCCTACAGACTTGCGCTCACCGTAGACCCTGCGCACAGGTGTGTAGGAATGGACCAGCACGCCCTGCTTCTTTTCGGGTTTGTCTTGCATCAGGGTGATTTCTTCTGTCCAGTACATAGTTGCTCCTAACAAAAATGCCGCCGGAGGGCGCAAGGCACTCCGGCGGTGCATCACAGCACAGCGCTCATGCGTCGGGCCAGTCTGTGTAGTTGGTCGTCATTCGCAGCTGCGCCTTCTGCTCATCGTAGGAGGCTTTCAGCTTATCGTAGTCGCCGGTCGGCCAGAAGTTGGCGCGGCAGTAGGTGATGACGGCACGGCGAATCAGCGGGTCCTGCGTGTCCAGGTTGGACACACCGGCCTGTTTCAGGTCAGCCAGGGCCGCATCCACCAGGTCGCTCACTTCCTGCGTCAGCTCCTCCGGCATATCCGACCGGCGCAGCGCTACCGTCACTTTGGACAGCAGGTCGTTGTCAGCCATGGGTCACAGCCTCCTATCAGGCGTTGGCCGCAATCGTCAGCGCCACAAAGCCGCCGGGGACGACCACATCCGCACCGATCTCCACGTCGCCGCGGATGGTGGACAGCAGCTTGTCGAAGGCGAAGTCATCGGACACGGCAATCTCGTAGTCGCTGAACAGGTCCAGCTTCAGGCAGCGCGGCACACCGTAGAACATGGTGGGCTGCGCCTTGGCAGTCTGGGCCGTACCGGCGCAGGCGGTCAGGTTCTTGTTGAGGCAGTAGCGCACGCTCAGGCCGCCCTCCTTGATGATGCCGGTGTTGGGGTTGGCAGAATCCGGAGTGATCTCGTAGACAGCCTTTTTCTCGTTGGTGCCGCGCACGTCACCAAAGGCAATCAGATCCTTCTTGTTCAGGAACAGGACGGCCTCGCCCTCAACGGCCTCATCGCCGCCGTAGTTCAGCGTCAGATTGCGCAGGGTTTTCTCGTTGATGACGCCTTTCTTAGTGCTGTCCAGCGTGGCGTCGATGGTGTCCACCAGCTTGCTGGCTTTCAGCGCATCGGTCACGATGGCGGATGCTTTCTTGCGCAGGCTGAGCAGCGCCTGAGCGCGGCACTTGTTGAAGTAGTTTACCGGGGTCTGCTTCTTGGCCTGCTTGCTGATCTGGCTGAGGACGGCCTCCGACTTGGGCGTGATGTCGATGTAGTCATAGGTGGCCTCTTTGGAGGTGGCGGCAGCACCCTCGGTCTGATCGGCGGCGGCATCGGCATCCTGCTTGACGTAGGGGATGCGGTCGGTGGACATACCGGAGCAGTCATCGACCCACACCATATCAATGATGCTGGAGACGCCAACGCCAACGCGGTCCTGAATTTCGGTGTTGACCTCGGTGGGGGTTGCCAGCTTACCGCCGCTCACCAGGACGGCGCGGGTCTCCTCCACGCCCAGGACGGCGCGGCGGTTCTCTTTGAACTGCTGGGCGCGGGTCTGGGCATCGGTGTGGGCGGTGGGGTTGTCCTGGGGCGCACCGGCACCGTCCGCAATCTTGGCGGCAATGCCGAGGCGGCGCTGCTCGGTCTCATACTGTGCAATGCGCTCGCTGATCTCGCTGGCCTCGGTATCCAGGGCATCCAGATCGGCACCCTCGGCGTTGACTTCGGTGCGGATTTCGGCGGCGCGGGCACGCAGTTCTGCAATGGTCATTTCACTGGTTTTCTTTTTCATGGTTTACACTCCCAAAAGTTTCAGTTTGATTTTTGTTGCGGTATCCGCCCTTTGCAGTCTCTCCGCTTTAATCCTCTCGATCTCTCCGTCAAGGAATTTTCGGGCGCTGATCGACGTGGCATCGTTGGCCGGAAGGCTCACGGCGCTCACGTCGTACAGTTTCTTGATTTTGGTGATCGTGCGGTTCACGGTCATGATGTGGCTTTCCAGGTCACGGACCGTCTCCCGCTTATCCTCGGCCACGGTAAAGCCAAACGACATTTTATCGGTGTAGCCGCCCTTGATTTCGGCGAACAGCTGCCGCCCGATCTCGGTGCCGCCCAGGTCGGCGGTCACTTTCAGCCCTGTGTCGTCAGCGGCCAGGGCCAATGTGCCGTTTTTGGTGCGGGCAAAGACGCGGCCCTCATGGTCGTACTGCATGATGACGTCATCCATGTCGCAGTCATCAAAGGCGTGCGGGTCGATCTGCTCCATGACGCGGTAAGTGGTGCCGCTGTCGCCCATGTACTCATACAGCAGGTAGGGCTGGTTGAACGTGCAGGCGTAGCCCTCCACTTCCTGGCTGGCATCCGGCGCGGCGGGGTCGGCGGTTCGGACCTCCAGGCGCATGGCACGGTACTCCCGGCCGCTGCTCAGTTTTTTCAGAAGCTTGTCATGATTTTCCACTGGTAAGGTCGTCTCCTTTCTTAGTCACGCTGCCGTCGCTGCCCAGCAGGTAATATTCGCCGCGGATCGTGTACGCCTGCCCCTGGCCGTCCGGCAGGGGAGGCAGATTCCAGATTTCGCGTATCTCATCGCGATTCATAATGCCGCGGTCTGCCATCTGGGCCGAGACGTTCAGCTTCTCGGTGTTGCTCATGTATTGCAGCCGGTTCGCCGTCGCCATCAGCAGCGTGCCGCCCGTGCGTTCGCGCTCGGTAAACAGCATTTTTGTGGCGACGTCACTGAACTGGATGGCAAACGGCTCGATTTTACCCTCATAGAACGCGCTCCAGGCGTCGCCGTAGGCGCGGTTTTGCAGCACGTCCTCGTTGGTGCCGAAGTAGTTGAACACATTGGTGTTGATGCGCTCCATCTCATCGGCGGCCACAACATAGGGCTTAGCCTCCAGTTGTTTGATGTCCGTGTAGGTGTTGGGGAAGAGCAGAATGCCGCCGCCCTCGCCTTGCAGGTTTTCCCGGCTGAATCGCTTACGCTCTTTTTTCAAATCCTCATCGCTGGAGAAGTTGTTCATCTTGGCGGCAAAGCGGAAGGTCGCGCCGTTTTTAACGGCCTCGGCAATGCCCTGGTTTTGCAGATTCACCAGGTCCATCGTGGGCGTCAGCGCGTGGTTGTTCTCGCCGAAAATATCGCTCTTGTACTGGAATTTTGTCATAATGCCGCACCGCGCCATTTCAATGGCGGCGGTCTGGCCGCTGCGGAATGTGTAGCGCAGCCAGGGCGCGGCCCCATACTGCACGATCTCGCAACTGGACGGCAGCACGGGGAACATGCCGACTGTCTCACCAAACTCATTGATGACCGGCACAATAAAGGCGGTGTTTTGCACCTCCAGGATTGTGCAAAGTCTGTACAGGAATTGCCCCCATGTCTGCCACTCGTTCGGCCCCTGCCGGAGGCGGGTCTGCAATTTCGGGTTTGCCGGCCCCTGCACGGTGACGCTCAGCTTGCTGGCGTGGGTGGCCGTGGCGTGGATCGCGGCGCGCACGATCTCGCTCTCATACAACTCGCCACCCCAGCTCAAAAAGCTGGGCGTGTAGCCGTCCAGCGTCGTCCAGAATCCAGACGCGAGGCTCTTGGCGGCTATCTTCCCGAAAATTGATTGAAACAGTCCCATGCTCATCACCTCGCGTTCTTTAACTGGCTGCCGATCTCGGCGCACCATTTCTGCCGCACCGTCATCCCATCCATAAGCGCGGCGCAGCCATCAATGTGGTCGGCGGCGCTCATTTTCACAAGTTTGCACCTGCCGCTGTCGTTCTCGACTTTCAGCGCCGTGTTCAGCAGATGCACTTTTAACAGGTCGTTGTCCCCGATGTTGATGGTGCCGTCTTTCAGCAGTCCCTCAACCTCGCGTATCACCGGCGTCAGGTTGAACCCCTGGAATACATCATCCATGTGAAATCCGTATTGCTTCATATCCTGCACAAGATACTGGGCTGTGTATCGGTCATAGCCGACCTGCAAAGGATAGATTTTATACTGCTCTATCAGCACCCTAAACCAGTTGTAGCAATCGTGATAGTCAACAAAGTTATCACCGCTCAGCGTTAGGATGCCGCGCTGTACATACGCCACATAGGGTAATCCGTCCCGCTCGGTAGCCTCTTGCAGCTTCTCGGCGGGGAGGAAGAAGTGCGCCAGCACGTTCAGCCGGGCGTCTTTCTCAATAATCGCCACGCAGGCGGTCAAGTCGGTCGTGCGGCTCAGGTCAATGCCGCCCACGCAGTAGCAGTTCTTGAAGTCAGCCGGGTCGATGTGCGTGCCGCAGGCGCGTTCCACAACGTCGGAGGCCAGCCATGCAAGGCTAGAGTTTTGCTTGATGTTGCAGTATTTTGTCAAAAACTCGGCCCGCTTAGACAGGCTACCCTCGGCAATGGCGATTTCTTCCAGCAGATAGCTGACACTGATGCTTACGCCCAGGTTCGGGTTTGCTTTCGCAAGCTCGTTGATATCGCTCCACTTGGCAGGATCGTCGATCATGTACAGAAACGGCGCAAGGCGCGTCTCTTTGGAATCACCCAGCAAAAAACGGGTGGCACGCTTTATCAGTTCATCATAGATGCCCTCATTCACATAGCCCGCCGTGCTGATTGCCAGCAGCATGGGCTGCGTGCGTGCGCCAAAGCTCGACTTGATGACCTCGTAGAATTTCAGCCCAGCATCACCGGGCCAGCTGGCGACCTCATCGGCCACGCACAGGCTGACGTTGAGGCCATCCGACTTTTTAGCGGAAAACGCCAGCGGCTTGGCGCTCGTGTTGCTGTTGGCAATGTAGATGTCCGTGCGCCGTTTCTTGCTCAGCTGGCTCAGTTCTGGATCCTTGTTGAGCATCTGATAATAGGCGTCGTAGCACAGGCCCGCCTGCTCCAGCTTAGGCGCGGCAAAGTAGATGCGCCCGCCGTACTCTCCATCCAAAAAACTGCAATAGGCAGCAATGGCAGCGGCCAGCAGCGTCTTGCCGTTTTTTCGGGCGATGATGACGACGACCTCACGAAATTGGCGGTGATCGGTGTCATCCATCACACCGAACAGCACCGATAAAAGCGCCTTTTGCCAAAGCTCCAGCACAATCAGCTGGGGAGCCAGCGCGCCCTCATGGTGCCGGCAGAAATTCTCCACAAAGCGGATCGCTTTCTGCGCCTTCTTCGGGTCAAAGTGAAACAGCCCTTTTCCCAGGCCGTCCACAACATACTTGTACCAGACCTTGATCCAGCGGCCCACGATGATGGTGCCGTCCGTGATTTTCTGGTAATACTCGTAGATGTAATTATTCACGGGCCAGCTGCTCCAGTCTGCTCTCACACTTTTCCGGGGGCAGCAGCTTGCCCAGGCGCTCGGTCACGGTGTTGTAGTTCTTGATGAGGCTGTTGTAGGCTTGCAGATCGGCGCTGGCTTTTTTGCCGTACTGGTTCGCGCCGTTCATGTACTCCTCGCTGCACCCATCGGCGTTGATGGATTTTTGCAAATCGTCGAGTGTGATTTTCATAAACGCCGCGTTCTGGATCAGCGGCTCCACAATCGCCATCTGATTTTTAGGCAGGTCGGCGTAGTGCGCCATGATCCTGTCATACTCTTCCTTGATCAGCGTAGTTTTTGCTTTTCTTCCCACAACAACACCCCCTTTACGCCCTTTTCAGTGTTTTTTTGAACTTGGGGGCCCGGTCTGCTGCACCCCTGCTTATTTTTTTGACCAGGGGGACTACCACCGCGGTGTCACGCGCCCGGCCTCGTCCACTTTGTAGCGTTTAGTTGTGCCGTGGCGCTTTGCATGGCAGTCCCGGCACAGCAGCCGCAGATTTGACCACGACAGCGCCACCGCCGGGTCGTTGATGTTCTCCGGCGTCAGCTCGACCATGTGGTGCACGATCTCCCCGGGCCGATACAGCCCCCTGTCCAGGCAGTCCTCGCACAATCCGCCCACGCTGGCGGCGTATCCGGTGCGGCAATTCTGCCAGGCCCCGCTTTTATAAAATGCTTTTGCAAAGTCTCTCATAATCCTATAATAAACCCACCCCGGCAACGCGCAGACAGAGGCAAGAACAAAGGATGTGTGATTCTCTCCGGCCTGCCGGGGTAGGAAATGGAGCCGCTGGCCGGAGTCGAACCGGCACCCGGTCGGAAAGGCGCTGCGCAGGACACTACCCCGCCCAGACCCCAGACTTCGTATCGTGAATGTAACACAGGTTTAGACACCCTGCTGCTCTGCCTGAGCTACAGCGGCATAAAAATAGCCCGGGTTCTCACCGGGCAGTGGGTGCTTTTCGCGGCCCGCACTGATGCAGCAGTGCAGCACCCGTGCCGCTGTTTTGAGAAGGAAATACTATGCGCAACACAAAAGCCGCAAGGAGTTTTACGTTCCTTACGGCTTTTGATGATAGTATTATAACATGGTTTTTTGGCTTTTTTATGCAAGCTTTTTTTACGAATTGGCTTCACAAGTACTTGTTGAAGTCTTTTCTGGAGTGGCACCCCATGACTCAATTGTTGGTCCTGCGCCGAATATGTAGGCACCAATTGTCCCCGCAAGAATTGCAGTCAAGGCAATATTCAAGGCAATCATGCCACGGGATGTTTTCTTTTTAGTTGGATCACTATAGACGATATGAAGAACGAAGCGCAGAAGAATAAAAAGAGCATTAAAGACTACGAATCCCAGCAGTACAATCGTAATAATCAACCGGAACATTGAAACAGAAGCAAAATTTTCCAAGACGCTACTTGAAAAACTAAGACCGCCCATGAAAGCTAATACTACAGCAGAAAAAATACCTAATATGGATATGGACTGTTCATGGTAGTGGTCAACATTTTTTTGTACTTCTTTGGCCTTGTCTTGAGCTTCTTTAGAAGATTGTACCGTTGCAGCATATAAGTTCTTTGTTTCATCGGTAAAGCAACGGACTGCTTCCATACGGTCAATGCGGACACTTTCCAAATCGACATGGTCAAGTAGCTTATCAATTCCGGCATTTACTTCATCACTTTTTGGGTGAATACGTTTTCCATAATCAGCAATCAGGCGAAGGCCGTTATCTAATGTAGAATAAACATCAGGAGTCCGTTTTCCCAAATAGTCAGAAATGAGAGAATACCAATGGCGAAATTTGTTGCAGTAAATTTGGCTGAATTTTTGGAAATAGGTTTCCAGTTCGGTATCTGATATGTCGTCACTGGTTTCGATGGGATATTCAAGTAACTCATCAAGAAGCCGAAACAAGGCATTCATTTTTTCTTGATCTTTGTCCATTTATTCAAGCTCCAACGGGTTTGCCCCACAGAAAAAACGTCTGATTTCTTCTGTGGAGATAGGTTCGCGGTCGCTCGTATGTGTCCAGGGCGCCTCCTCATGCGTTTTAGATACTAAACTACGCGCCGACAGTTCAAGGCACTTGTCAATGACTTTATTATATAGAGTCTGCTCCGCAGTTGTTAAGTTCGGAATATCAGTAAAATCATTAATGGACAATGGATTGGCACCATTTGTGCTATATGCAAAATAAACTATGGGGACAACAGGACCATACTGCCAATGACAAATAGTCTCGTCGAAAGCAGGCTTGTTTAAAGCACGTAAAGAATAACCCTGCACATAATATAGAGTCTTTTGCAGTTTTAGATTTGTAATGGTTTTATCCTTTTCGGTAGCCCGGCGGATGGTATACTCGGCGAGTTGCAGTGCAGTCATACTCATACATATCATCCTTTCTGTAATAAGTATATCAAAATAGAAAGACTTTGTATACAGATTGTACAAAATGGATAAAAATTATAATAGCCCGAACTTTTTCGCTACACATCGTATAAACTCCCCATGCCATTCTACCAGCTTTCGTGTAGACCAGTGCAGCTCCATCGCCGCCCCTTCCAATGTATGCGTCTTCTTCCAGAAAACCAGCTTGACCATCTCCAGTCGCTCCTCACCGTTTGACAAGGCCCGCGTCTCATCAATAGCCTGCCGCACAGCTTCCAATTCCCGTCGGTTGATCTCCGGCAGTTCCCGCAGGGCGGCGTCGGCTACAGGATCACTGGTCTGGCCGTGGGCCCCAGGCATCCCGGTCAGGTTTGGGGACATCTTTGTGCGGCGCAGTTCTTCCTGCCGGGCACACAGCTCCGGGTAGCGGCGGATCATGCCTTTTACATAGGGCCACCAGTCGTATCGTGGGCTGCTCAATCGTCCTCACCTCCATGCCTGTGTCCCATGGCGATGCTGTCCTCCGTCTCCTGCCGGGTGGCGGCCCTCCCGGCGGAGACACCCAGCACATAGACCCCGGCAAACATGCAGCCTAGCACAATATCGCCGAGGATGGTTAAAATCACGCTCACGTTTCCACCTCCCCAATCTCATAGCACGGGATGCTATGCCCCGTCAGATACTCTTGCACCCAGATGTCGCCATCGCGGACGTGCTGGGCGTTGCCGGCGTTTTTCAGGCCGCCGTCCGGATTGCGCAGATCATCCACATAAGGCAGCACAACGTGGTCCAGCTTGTCTGTCACACGGCGAATGGTCCGGGGCGAAAGCCCGGCCTGGTGCATGGCCACCAGCATCTCATTCCCAGCTGCGGCGCACGACCTGTTCACACTGCTGCGCCATGATCTCATGCGCCACCTGGATGGCAGCGGCCCGCACATCCGAGGGCAGGGCCCGCTTGCGCTGGCCGTACATACATTTCACAGTTCCCGCACCTCCACATAGATGCCCGGCGTGTCCGCCCAGAACTTTTCGGCCACCTCGCTGCATACCCTGTCTCTTATACACATCTCCGAGCCCACGAGACTACGCTGCATCT